TGATCTACGTGCACCACAGCGAGACATTTCATTTCCGATGGAGCCCGTTCAAGACCGGATGATCGGCGCATCGCGACAATGGTGTCTGCGGATCAGTTGCTGGTGTGGATGCGGACCGCGAGCCGCGGGCGCTTGTTCACCGGGAGGGTCGAGGCCTCGGTCTTGACCTCGATGGCGCTGCCGTCAGGCCGGGCGATCTGTCGGGCATAGATCGGCAGGCCGACGGTGTTGACCGTCTCGATCAGGTTGGCCGGCGCGCCGTAGGTCACGAAGGTATCAAGCGTGGCGAGCGGGAAGGCGATGCCTTCGCCGGCCGGGACGAGCGTCTCGGTGCCTCCGGTCGAGAGAGTCACCGTGGCGTTGTACTCCTCGAAGACGATACCGGCGAAGGGGAAGCGACGACGGGTATCCTCGCGGAGCGGCTGGGCGCCGGTCGAGGAGAAGTACTTGTAGGCGTCCTCGACCTTGGCATGGCCGATCAGCTTGTCGAAGAACTCGGGCGAGACCAGCGCCAGCACGCCGTTCATGGACTCGCCCTTGAGCTCGGTCTCGACCTTGCGGAGCACGTCGCGCACCTTGGCCTGGACGTTGGTGCCGGCCGTGCCGAGAACGAAGTCGACCGCCTGTTGCGAGAGCCCGAACTCGGTGAAGTAGTTGTAGAGGGTAGTGCCGGCGCCGTCCTTGACGATGCCGCGGAGGGCATTGACCTCCATATACTCCCGGGTCTGGGCATGCTTCACCCGCATCCGGGTCAGCTTCCGCTCCATGACCGTGGCAAGCGGGTCGGCCGCATCCGCCACGCCGAAGCCGCGTACCCCCTGGATGTCCTGGGGCGTGATCACGTCGTCATGGGGGATCCACGGCACCGTGAAGGAGCGCATCGAGCGGGTATCGCGGTTGGCCACCGTGGCCGGGCCGCCGAGCGGCACGGTTGGGAGCAGGTTCAGCACCCCCTCCGCCTGCTCGATGATGACCGAGCGCTGGGTGACGCCCTCGAAGCGGAAGAGACCCAGCTGTCCAAGCCGGGTGTAGACGTTCGGCAGGATGTTGATGGCCTGCGTCATCTCGGCGAGCGTGTAGCCGCCCGCGTCGAAGGGATTGATGATGGCGACCATGGGGGTTGAGTCTCCTCAAAAAGGATTGGCCCCTGTGGTGGTCCACCGGGGGCCGGTTGAAGGGAAGGGTCGTGGGTTAGTCGGGGATCAGGCGGTATCGCGCGGAACGATGCCGGCGGCGCTGAGCTCCGCGTGCTTGGCGGCCCGCTTGGGTGCGTCGTTGACGGTGACGTCGAAGACCAGCGCCGCCTTGGATACGATGGCCGGTCCGCGGGCGACGATCAGACCGAGCCTGTCACCGGCGGTCGCATCGACCGCCTCGATCAGGACCGCCACGGCCGTCTCGGCGCCCTCGTCACCGGTCACCACAGCGTCAGGCGACAGGCGGTACTTGGCGGACGCCGTAATCTTGCCGAGGACGGAGCCGAGCGCGTAGTCGGTTCCCGCCTTCAAGGTGACGGTCTCACGGCAGTAATTGCCGTTGAGCTCGTACTTGAGCAGATCGCCCAGCGTGGGCGTCATGGTGAGCACAGGCATGGGTCATCTCCTTGGGTTCAGGTGCGGGCCGCCGCGGCGCGTTCGCGCGCCCGGCGCACAATGGGACTGTCGCCGGCCGGCGACGGTGACGGTGATGCGACCACCACGGCGCTGGCCTCGGCGCGCTGGCTGAGTGTGTCGAGCACGGAGCGGCGCAGCGCCTCGGGCTTGATGCCCTGCCGGAGTGCCTCGGCCGCATCGACGGTGACGCCGAGACGGGCCGCTTGCGCTGCGATCGCCGCCACTTCCGCGAACTCGGCGCGCAGACGATCGGCCGGATCAGCGGAAGGTGCCGCTGCCGTGGCAGGCTGTTCCGGGCTGGCGGGCTGAACCACCGGAGGCACCGCGGCGGGCGTATCCGGCTCGGTCTCCGGCGTCTCAGGCGCCGCCGGAGGATCGGCAGCCGGTTTAGGGGTCGGTTCGGTAGTCATGGCAGGTGTTCTCCTTGTGGGTTGGAGGAATCCGGCGCCGCTACGGCGCGGTTCGATCGGGCGTGGCCGCGGGGATGCGAGGCTCTCGGCGAGATCGGCGAGCGCCCGGTCGACGGTGCCGATCCGGTCAGCGAAGCCGATGTTGATGCCGCGCTGGCCGCGATAGATTGCGGCCTCGGTCGCGGCGACTGCGTCGGGGCTCATGTCCCGGTTATGCGCGACCAGTGCGACGAACTCGGCGTGGAGCACATCGACGTCGGCCTGGATGTCGGCGCGGGCCGATCCGCTCAGGGGCTCATGCGGATTGCCGTCGATCTTCCTGGCGCCGGCATGGATCAGCGTCCACTTGAGGCCGGCCATCGCGTCGGCGGCGCTCTCGTCGACATGGATTGCGACGACACCGACCGAGCCGACCTCGGCGGTGCGGGTCACGTAAAGGCGGTCGGCAACGCTGGCGATAGCAAAGGCGGCCGACAGCGCATTCTCGCTCGCGACCGCCCAGAGGGGCTTGCCGGACTCGGCGCGGAGCGCGGCGATCCGATCCGTGAGATCGAACAGGCCGCCGATCTCGCCACCCGGCGAGTCCACCTCGAGGAGCACCGCCCGGGTAGCCGAGTCGGCGAGAGCTGCAGCGACCGCATCACCGATCTCGCCATAGCTCGGGGCGCCGAGGAGCGTGGACAGCCAGTCGCCGCGGGAGACCAGGGGGCCGATCACCGGCACGATGGCGATGCCGCTCTCCGTTACGGCGTAGCCACGAGGCCCCGGCGGTTCGGTGTCTCGGAGGACCGGCAACGCCGCAGGCCGTGCCCCGACCGGCCGGCTCGCGGCGAGCAGACCATCGAGGGCGCGCGGCGCGAGCGCCAGCGGCCGTCCGGCAAGCCGGGCGAGGACAGGGTGAAGCAGGGTCATGTGATCTCAGTAGCCGGCCGGCGCCGGGAGAGGCTCTTCCGCTTCGGTCAGACCGGTCGGGTCGGACTGGGCGCCGGTGAACGACAGCCCGAGCCGTTGCTCCCGCTCCCGGTCCGCGGCGATCTCGGCGTCGACTTGGTCCGCATCGTAGCCGCGCTCGGCGAGCGCCTGAGTGCGGCTCTTGAGGCCCGCGTCGATCTGCTCGATCTCGGCGCGGGCGTCCTTCAAGGGATCGACCCAGTCCCACTTGGGCGGCAGCCACGAGCAGGCGATGGTGTCGCGGCGGCGGGTCTCATAATCGGGAAGATCGAGCACACCGGCGAACACCGCGGTATCCAGCCACCGTGCCCATACCCGACGGCAGATCTGCCAGACCATCACCGCATGCTGGTAGGCCTCGACCCGGCGGCGGAACTCGAGGAGCGCCAGCCGCGAGTTCGAGTAGTTCGCCTTCAGCATGTCGTTCGAGAGATAGGCGTAGGGGAGCCCCAGCGCCGCCGAGACCTGAAGGAGCGTCCGGTACTGGAACGGCTCGTAAGTCTGCCCGACATCGGCCGGGGCCGAGGTCTGTACCTCTTCACCTGGCTCCAGCATGACGATCTGGCCGGGCTGCAGGTCCATGGTGCGCTCGCCACCCTCGTCGCTCTCGGCAACGTCGAAGGGCTCGGCGGGCGCCGGCGTGGTGATGAACAGGGCGTGCATCGCCGCGACCTTCTTCCGGTCGAGCTCGGCGTCGTCGTACTGGTCGAGCAGGAACAGCTTGACGATCCCTGGCGCGAAGCGGGAGATGCCCCGGAGCTGTCCGGCGTCGACCGGATCGATCACGTGGATGACCTCCGAGGCCGGGACCCGGACCGTCTCGCCCGCCAGACCCGGATCGGTCACGTCGCCGGGATGGCGGCGGAGAAAGTGGTAGGCCACGCGCCGCCCGATCCGGTCGAACTCGATCCCCTGGCGGATCACGTTAACGCCTGCGGTCGGCTCATTCCGGGTTAGCGGCAGCATCTCCGAGGGGATCATCTGCATTTGCAGCGGCACGACGAGACCATCCTCGGGACGCCGCGGCCGGAACCGAAAGAACACCTCACCGGCGATGAACACTTCCCGAGCCGCTCGGCGCTGCTGGCCGTAGAAGTCGGTGAAGCCTTCCGCGTCGCTGTCGTCGGTCCAGTCGAGCCAGAGGCGCTGAACCGTTGCCTTGAGGCCGGCATCGGCGATCAGCGACGACGGTTTGATGCCGCCGCCCACCACATTGCCGGCCCAGCTCTCGATGGCGTTGGCGGCATAGCCGTTGTTGCGGACCAGCCAGCGCGCCCGCGCGGTGATGTCGGCACCGGCTGCCGCGATCAGCGTATTGAGATGAGCCCGGCTCGGCTGGAAGTGCCGGAGGCGTCGGCTTGCCTCACCCGCCTCGAAACCGCCGACCAGGGCTCCCACACGGCGCCGCCAGCGGCCAAGCGCAGCCAGCATCTGTTCAGAGTCCCTTCCTTGCCGCAGTCCGGACGATGCGCCGCCGAGTGCCGCTCTCGGCGTCAACGATCCGCCGTTCGAGATCGGCAAGGGCTGCCGCCATCTCGGCGTCGGTTGCGTAGGTGATCCGCCGCCCCTCGACCTCGACCGTGCGCACCCCGCGAAACCTCGCGGCGAGCAGAGCGTCGCGCCGCGCGATCATGTCATCGAGGGTCATGTCGGTTCAGCTCACGTAGCTCGATCGAAACACACGACGGCCGTGTGATGGGGGCTTGCGGCGGATCAGGCCGGCTGAAGCCGCGATTGGCGCCTCGTCTCCAGTGTCCATGTCGATCGCCGTCTCGGACGACACATCGGCCGCCACTTGCTTCTCAAGGTCGCGCCACTTCTCGTCCGACCAGCGGTCGGCGCCGACGATCCACGCCGCGGCCCGGGCATAGACCCGGCAGTCTAGCACCTCGTTCCGTTCGCGGAGCTTCTGCCATTCGAGGCGGCTGAAGCCGCGCCGCGTCTTCACCGTCACCAGCTGCTCGGCGACGAGCTGCTTCACCCATTCGGCCTCGCTGCCCTGCGGCAAATGGATGTAGCCGGTCGGGCAGCGCGCGCCCTCGGCAACCTCTTCGTCGGTCGGTCGCGCCAGCCGCAGGAAGCGATAGGTCTCGCTCTTGAAGGTGGCAACCGCCACCGTCCAGAGCCGGGCGCCGCGGCGGAGCTTCTTGCCGCCTTCCGTCACGTCGACGAAGCTCGGGCCGACCACCGGGGCGGCACGATTGAAGCCTTCAACGCCCTTGACCGGGGCGACCTGCGCGAACCCGGCGGAACGTGCCCAGGCATAGACGGCGGGCGCCTCGTAACCGGTGTCGATGCCAAGCCTGGCAAGGCCGAGCCTCACCCCATGCGCATGCGGCCAGGTCCGGCCAAGGAGTGCGGTCAGCTCGGCCCATGTCCCGGTATGCTCCGGGCCGCCATCAATGATGATGTGGTCGATCAGCCAGCTTTCGAGACCGCGACCCCACGCCCAGACCGAGACCTCGATCCGGTCCTTCTGGACATCGGCCCCGGCGGTGAGGAACAGTCCGCCGCCCGGGACCGTGCCGAGCCGCAACGGCTCGCGGCGCTCGTAGAGGCGCTGCCAGTCGGGTGCCTCGCCGGTCTCGATCCAAGTCTCGCCGAGGACACCGTTCTTGAAGCTCCTCTTGGCCTCGTCGGTTGTCGCGGCTTCCCACATCCGGGCAATATCCGCCCACGAGAACCAGCCGACCGGCGAGTAGAGCGCCGACAGGTGGAACCCGATCGTTCCCCGGTCGCCTGCGTCGGCTGTCGAGCGCCACTCGCCGGCCTCCAGCATGCCGGTCTTATGATGCTCCTCGATCGCACCATCGCAGCCTTCGCAAAGGTAATGAGCCGTGTCGGGCCTTCCCTTCTCCCAGCGGAGCCGCTCGAAGCGGAGCCACTGCCAATGGCCGCAATGCGGGCAGGCGACAAAGAAGCGGCGCTGATCCGAGGCTTCGTACTCCCGCTCGATCCGCGAAACACCGTGGATGGTCGGGGTCGAGCCCATGAGGATCTTGGATCGCCACGAGAAGGTCCTCGTCCGGGCTTCGGCGAGGGCCACCGGATCGCCTTCCTCGTCGGCAGAGGCCGGGTAGGCATCGACCTCGTCGAGGAAGAGGTACCGCGCCGGCATCGATCGGAGACCGACGGCGCTGTTGGCGCCGGTGATGACCAGGAGTCCGGCCGGGAACTCCTTCGACAGCATCGTATTGCCGGCGTCGCGCGAGCGGGCCGGCTTTACCCGCTCCCGAAGCGCCGGACTCTCGGCGATCAGCGGATCGATGCGCTGCCGCGAGAAGCGCTTGGCAAGCTCCACCGTTGGCTGGACTGCGAGCATCGGTCCTGGCGCGTGGTGGATGACATAGCCGATCCAGTTATTGCCACCCTCGGTAAAGCCGACCTGCGCCGACTTCATCACCACGATGCGACGCGCCGGATGGGCCGGCGACAGCGCGTCCATGATCGCCCGCATGTAGGGCGTGCGGTCGGTCCGATAGCGTCCCGGCTCCGCCGAGGCCCGCGGGCTCAGGATGCGATGCCGGTCCGCCCATTCGGAGACGGTGAGGGTCGGATCGGGCTTGAGCCCGTCGCACCAGGCACCCCAGAGGTCGTCGGCGCCGTCGAAGGCGAAGAGACCATCGAACCGCAGGTCCGCGCTAACGAAACTCGGGTCTGACCTCGGCAAGCTCGGCGAGGTGGGCGCGGACATGCGTCTCAAGGGCCTTCTGGACGGGATGCGCCTCGAGGCCGAGCTCGGCGGCAATGAGCGCCGCGACCCGCGCCGGCCAGTTCACCCAGCCGTCGCGTTCCTCCCGCGCGAGACGGAACATCAGCGCCGTCGCACGGGCGCGATCGACCAGCTCGCCCTTCATCCGCTGCAGGCGAAGGCGAGCGAGATGCGCCTTGGCGATCTCGTGGGCGGTGCGTGCCTGGACGAAGGTGACGTTGCCGCCGGAGGGAAGACCCTGCTCCTTCAGCGTCTCGCGGACGGAACCCACCGCGGCTTCCGCGACCGGCTTCAGCGTCTCGGGCGCAGCCTTCGTTCTTGCCTTGGACTTGGCCTTCCCCGGATCGGTCGATCGCTCCCAGGCAGCATCGGCCTTGGCCGGGTCGACGGTGCCGTCCGGCTCAAGCGGGATGCGCCCCGCCTTTGCCGCCTTGAGCACCGCGACGTGGCTGACGCCGCGGCTCCTGGCATAAGCGCGGACCGATAATCCCATGATCGTGCGAGGCCGAGAAAGCAATAAAATGATGCACTTATCCGCTTGGCTCGGGGCGGACGCAGCGCATCTATGGACCACCAAAACGATGGTGAGTCCGATGCAAACCCAGACCGACAATCAGAAGCCCCTCGAAGCCTTCATCGCCAAGAAGATCGAGATCGACGAGATCCTTGAACGGCTTCAGGCCCTCAGCGACGAGCACTTCAACGTCCATCCCGACGAGGTCCACTGGGGCCACGTCGGCACGCTTCAGTCCTACCTCGAACTCCTCCGCCGGGTCTCCGACTCGGCCTTCAAGGAGGGCGAGCACGCCGCCGGCTGATCTTCAACGCCTGAGTCCCTCCGCCCCGACCGCCAGTCGGGGCTCGGGGTCGTAGGAGGCGCGCGGATGGTCCGCGGGTCTTCTTGAACCCTGAAGGAGACTTCCCGATGACCAAGCTCACCGACTCCCAACTCGTCATCCTCGGCAAGGCCTGCGAGCGGGCCGACGGCGCCGTCTACCCCGTCACCACCAAGCTCAACGGCGGGGCGCTGGCCAAGGTGCTCAACAGCCTCATCGGCAAGGGCCTCATCAAGGAGGTCCGCGCCAAGCGCGACGAGACGGTCTGGCGGCTCGACGACGAGGAGCGCCCGCTCACCCTCTACGCCACGCCGGCCGCCTACAAGGCCCTCGGCATCGACCAGGAGGACGGTGCCGGAGAGGCCGAGACCGCGCAGCCCGAGAAGTCGAAGCGGACGCGTGCTCGCAGGGGCGGCAAGGCCACGGCCGACAAGGCGAAGAAGACCGACAAGCCCGCCCGCACCCGCGCCGACAGCAAGCAGGCCCAGCTCATCGCTATGCTCAAGGCTCCCAAGGGCGCCAGCATCGACGAGATCGTCGCCGCCTTCGGCTGGCAGCCGCACACCGTGCGCGGCGCCATCGCCGGGGCCCTCAAGAAGAAGCTCGGCCTCGAGGTGACCTCGGAGAAGGTCGACGGTCGCGGTCGCGTCTACCGGATCGCCGGCTGAGGGGGCGACTCTCGATGAAGACGATCCGCGTCGCCGACGCCACCTACCACGCGATCGCCGCCGCCGCGACGTTCCCCTTCCAGTCGACCGGGGAGCGGCAAGCCGACGGGACGTGGCTGGTGCCGATCGAGAGCTTGCCCCGGACTCGATCCGGGGACGAGACCTTCGAGCGGCTCGACACCCACCGGCTCCCCGGCGAGAGCGACGAGGATGTCGTCCTCCGGATGCTTCGCGCCTATCTTGGCCAGAAGCCCAACTGACCTCAGTCGACTTCCGAGGTCCGATCGTCCGCCGCCCACCACCGGGCGGCGGACTCGCGCTGTGCTTTGCGGATACGCAGCGCCTCGAACAGGCGGCGGAGCGTGTAGCTTCGCGCGATCGACACCGCGGTGAAGATCGCCCCGATCTCCAGCGTCGCGCCGATCGACATGAACACCCCGAACAGCGGGAAGACGATCGCCTGAGTCAGCACGGCGAGGAGATAGCCGACGCCAAGATTGGCCAGGGCCTCTACAAGCGACATGGTCCGGGACTGCCTGTTCGGTTGACTGTCGTTCATGGGCATGCCGTGGTGGTCCGGTGGAGACCGGAGGGACCGATGTTCGGGTTCCTGAAGCGGCGAGCCGAGCTCAGGTGCCGCGCGTATATTCGCGCCGAGGCGCTGCTTGCCCGGCATGGCGAGGAAGCCTGGCAGATCGTCTACGGAATCTGCCGTGATCAGGAGCGGGACCAGGAGGATCGCGTCTTCTACTATCGGGTCCGCGACATCATCGAGCGGCGGCTCGGCATGCCGCCTCGCGTCGACACCGCCACCCGATATCTCGAACGTGGCTGATCAAGCAGGACGCGCGGCTCTCGCTTCCTCGAACGCCAGTCCCTTGCCGTTGAGCGTCGCCGTGCCGCCGGAGAACGTCTGCCATCGCTCGACGATCACATCGCAGTAGCGTGGATCGATCTCCATGGCGAAGCAGCACCGCCCAGTCGACTCCGCGGCGACGATCGTGGTGCCGCTGCCGGCGAAAGGCTCGTATACAGCGTCGCCCCTGGCGCTGTTGTTGACGATCGGGCGGCGCATGCACTCGACCGGCTTCTGGGTGCCATGGACCGTCGCCTGGTCCTCTTCGCCGGCGACTCCAATCGTCCAGAGCGTCGACTGGTCACGAGCACCCTGCCATTGGCCGGTGGCTCCGGTCCGGACGGCGTAGAAGCACGGCTCGTGCTGCCAGTGGTAGTCGCCGCGGCCGAGGACGAAGCGCGGCTTCGCCCAGATGATCTGCGAGCGGATGGCGAAGCCAGCGGCCTCGAGGCTCTCCACCACGGTCCGAACATGCACGCCCGCGTGCCAGATGTAGGCCACGTCGCCGGGGAACAAGGCCCAAGCCTCGCGCCAGTCGGCGCGGTCGTCGTTGTTGACCTTGCCGGTCCGCGCCGTCGCCGACACGCCGGCCTCGTTCCGCCAGGACGGATCGTAGTCGACCCCGTACGGAGGATCGCTGACCATCAGGTGAGGCGTCGCTCCACCGAGCAGACGCTCGACGTCGGTGGCAAGCGTAGCATCGCCGCACAGCAGCCGATGGTCTCCGAGCAGCCAGATGTCCCCGGGTCGCGTGACCGGCTCGACCGGCGGCTCGGGAATCTCATCCTCATCACCCGCGCCTTCAGCTTCGGCACCAAGCCCATCGAGCAGGCGGTCGAGCTCGCTCTCGGGGAACCCGAGCAGCTCGAGATCGAAGCCGTCCTCCTTCAAGCGGGCGAGCTCGGCCGAGAGCGTCTCCTCATCGTAACCGGCATTAAGTGCGATCTGGTTGTCGGCGATGCGGAAAGCGCGGGCTTGTGCGTCTGTCAGATGCTCCAGCCGAATGACCGGAACCTCTGCCAGGCCGAGCTTGCGAGCCGCCAACAGCCGACCATGCCCAGCGATCAGCACGCCGCGCTCGTCGACCAGGCACGGCACGTTGAAGCCAAACTCGGCGATCGAGCCCGCAATCTGTGCCACCTGCTCCGCCGGATGTCTCCTTGCATTGGCGGCGTAGGGCAGCAACCGCTCGATCGGCCAGCGCTCGATCGTGCCGAGGTCAGGCAGCATCGTCGATCTCGACGCCGCGACCCGCGGCAACATCTTCGAAGCGCTGGCTCGTGGCACCCAGCGTGACCGGCGACTGCGGGAAGAGCAGACGCCACCGCAGGATAGCGACATCGACATAGGCCGGCGCCAGCTCGATGGCACGGACGCGGCGGCCGGTGCGCTCGCCGGCGATTGTCGTCGTCCCCGACCCCGCGAACGGCTCGAAGACGACGGCGCCCGCGTCGGAATAGGCGTTCATGACGAACTCGGGCAGCGCCACCGGGAACACAGCGGGGTGCTCGGTCTCGATGCCACGCGCCTTGTGCCGGGTGATCCGGATCACGTTGTCGGGGATGCGCGTCTCCTGGACGCCCTGGCCGGCATGGGTCCATTGGCCCACCGACCCGTCCTTGTCGCGCATGCCGCCGTGACTGTCGTTGATATGGCCGGCCCACTTGCAGGGCACGATCTTGTTCGGCTTCCGAGCCTGCCGATTGAAGTGGAAGACGAACTCGAAGGCAGGCGCCAATCGCCCGTTCCAGTCCCCCGGCAGTCCCGGCCCTTGGTCCCAGACGTAGAAACCGAAGCGGCGCCAGCCTTGTTCCCGCATCCAGTCGAGCCAACTCTGCCAATAGGGCTGCCACTCGTTGTCCCGATGGAGCAGACCGAGATTGACCAGGACCTGGCCGTTGGCGGTCATAACCTCGCCGGCGCGACCGAAGACACCTTGCATCAGGGCATCCCAATCGCCGATCCCGCCGGTGGTGTAGTCCCGCTGGTTGCCATAAGGCGGGCTGGTGAAGAGGAGCGACGCTCGCGCCCCGTCCATCACTCGCGCCACGTCGGCGGCCTTTGCACTGTCGCCGCAGAGCAGCCGGTGCGAACCGATGCACCACAGGTCGCCCGGCCGGGTCACCGGGTTCCGGGGCGGATCGGGTGTCGCGTCGCTGTTCGCTTCGGCGCTGTCACTGTCCGTCTCGTCGAGCGGCGCCAGCAATCGGTCGAGTTCGGCTTCGTCGAAGCCGGTCAATGCGAGGTCGAAGCCCTCGCCGTTCAGGGCATGCAGCTCGGCCGCCAGCAGTTCCTCGTTCCAGCCGGCATTGAGGGCGAGTTTATTGTCGGCGATGACGTAAGCTCGCCGCTGCGCTTCCGAGAGATGGTCGAGGATCACCACCGGCACCGCGTCGAGCCCGAGGCGGCGAGCAGCGTCCAGCCGACCATGGCCGGCAATGACGGTGCCATCGCCCGAGACCAGCACCGGGTTCGTCCAGCCGAACTCGACGATGCTCGCGGCGATCTGCGCCACCTGCTCGTCCGAATGCGTCCGCGGATTGCGGCCGTAGGGACGCAGTCGGTCGAGCGGCCAGTGCTCGACCGTGTCGGGCAGCCGGGGTGGCATTGTCGGTTCTGACGAGTCTCGTTGGGGTGGTAACCGGCGCGGTTACCAGGGGGCGGTGGTTACCACCCGCCGTGGCCTCGAAAAGCCAGCCGTTCCGCGCCTGTGGCGCACCTAAGGGCCAATGTTGGGTGGTAACTGGTAACCCAAATTTTTCGTCTGTCAGTGGCGAACGATCGCGCCAATGCCCCCAGCATAGGTTACCACCCAGGGAGGACCCGCGATTTCAATGGGTTAGGATGATCTAGCGTCGGTTCGGTGAGCCTGTGGGGCATCGGAGTCGGGTGGCCTTCAACCGAAACGCCTGTTATAGAACGGCTGTCTCTAGGGCTAACTACAGCCGGTTTATAACATGCCGCAATCCGCCTCTCCCGAGCCGAAATCCCCGACCGCGGCGGACCGTGCTCTCCAGCTCCTCGCGGAGAAGGGGATGGCGCGGCTACACGAACTCAAGGATGCCGGCATACCGGAGACCGTCGTCGCCAGGCTGACACGATCAGGTCGCGTCGTCCGTCTTGCACGCGGCCTCTACCAGCTCCCCAACGCTGATCTTCAGACCAGCCACACCCTCGCCGAGGTCGCCAAGATTGTCCCGAAGGGCGTCATCTGTCTGATCTCGGCTCTTGCCTATCACGAGCTCACGCTGCAGCTGCCGCCGTTCGTCTGGGTCGCGATCGACGTCCACACGCGCCAGCCCAAACACAGTTACCCGCCGATGCGCTTCGTGCGGTTCAGCAGGCGGGCCCTGGTCGAAGGAGTCGACCGGCACGTGATCGAGGGCGTTCCCGTCAAGATCACGAACCCCGCCAGAACGATCGTGGACTGCTTCCGCTTCCGCAACAAGATCGGCACCGACATCGCCATCTCGGCAATGCGCGAGGCTCTCCGCAAGCGTGTCTCTCACCCCGACGACATCATGCGGCACGCGCGTGCGCTGCGTATCGCCAGCGTCGTGCAGCCCTACCTCGAAGCGATGACTACCGATGAAGCGTAGCGTCACCGACGTCGGGGCGAGCGTGCGCGCACGGCTATCGACGCTGGCGCGCGAGAAGGGCGTCGACTTCGAACTGATCCTCGTCCGCTACGCCCACGAGCGGCTGCTCTACCGCCTTGGACAGTCGAAGTACCAGAACCGCTTCATCCTGAAGGGCGCGATGCTGCAGACGATCTGGCTCGCGGACCCCTTCCGGCCGACGCGCGACCTCGATCTTCTCGGGCACGGCGAAAGCGAACCCGAGGCCGTGCGAACGATCTTCCGGGAAATCCTCGCGATCGAATGCGACGATGGTGTCGTGTTCGATCTTGACGGTCTCTCGGTCGAGCCGATCCGAGAGGAGAACGACTATGGTGGCCAGCGTATCGAGACGACCGCGCACATCGCCGGCGCGCGCTTGAGAGTGCGGATCGATCTTGCCTTTGGCGATGCCGTAACGCCAGATGCCGGCGAAATCGCTTATCCCGCTCTGCTCGATCAGCCGGCGCCGAAAGTCCGCGCTTATCCGAAGGAGACGGTGGTCGCCGAGAAGCTGCAGGCGATCGTCGCGCTGGGGATGAACAATGGCCGGATGAAGGACTTCTACGACCTCTGGATGATGTCGCGACACTTCGCCTTCGACGGAGCCCTGCTCGCGAAAGCGATCGCAGCGACCTTCGACCGCCGACGGACGCCGCTGCCAACCGATACGCCGATCGGGCTGAGCGACGATTTTGGCGCCGAGGCCGCGGCAGTCAGGCGCTGGGAGTTCTTCACGACCCGCAACGTCCTGAGCGAGAAGCCAGGCTCACTGGCGGATGTCGTAGTGGGATTGAGGGACTTCTTGATGCCGGTCATTCGCCGAGCGGCAGGTTCGGACACCGGTGCGAAGCTCTGGCCGCCGGGCGGGCCCTGGAGCGCCTAGCCCTCCAAGATACGCCTCTCGCGAGCCTGACAGGGAACATAGCCTCACCAGCCGATTCTGTCCGCGCGAAAAGTGTCCTGCAGATCATTTTCGCTGAGCTTCGCTGCGTCGATGGCGAGAGACGTCTCGATGAACCGCCGCTTCGAGATCTTGGACGGCACCCTCTTGCCGTTCAGTCGGGCAGCGACGACGCAGAGGGCGTAGACCCAATGCTCATGCGCAGCGGCACGCTTGAGCCCCGCCTTGAAGCAAACCTGCTTCCACGGTTCTCCCAATGCACGGCGCCAGACGATCTTGCGGTCGACCGGCTCCAGCCACTTCAGCCATTCGAGCGTGGCCTCCATTCGGGAGATCGCCTCGGCCGTCGGCCTGACCCGGGTGAAGCCGGGGGGTTCCTGGCCGACGAGATCGGAGAATTCGTGGAGCATCTTGGGCCAGGTGTTGAAGTGGCCAGGCACATGGACGTCCGGCAATCGCTTCATGGTGTCGGCCGCGTCGACGAACCGCTCCTCGACCATCGTCACGGTCCAATGGATATCAGGCATTTTGCACCTCTCAGATGGGTGTGTGACGCATGTGACGCATCCCTTCGTTATCGCCGTCACGCGCGCGTACGCACGCGCACGCGCGTGACGGTCCAACGAAAGAACCCGTCACATCCGTCACAGGGTGGTTTGAGGTCATGGGCTAGAACTCCATGCCGGTGGTGCTGCGACTGCCGTCGCGGAGACGCAGCCCCCGGAAGCCACGGGCCGAATGATCGCGGTAGGGATCGAAGCCGCGGGAGGCGAGGTTCTCCGAGAACCGCTTCTTGGACCCGACGAACTCGCCGCTTGCCTCGGCCCACCCCTTCCAGGCAGCGAACAGGATGCTCGTGGTCTCGCTGTAGGCGGAGCCGCGCTCGCAGCACTCGTCGAGCCACCGGCCGAGCGCGTCCTCGGCTTCGAAGTACTCGTTGGTGGCGGCCGCGACCGCCGGTGGGGGCCTCAGGCCAGCGCGCTGCCATTCGAGGCAGCCCTCGATCGCCCAGGCGAGGATGCCCTCACCTTCGGCAAGGAGCTTCGCAGGAAGGGTCTGGTCGCGCTTGGCGGGCGGGATCGTCACGGTGAAGGGAATCAGGTGCAGCCTGCGCCGCATGGCCTCGTCTACGTTCCGGATCGAGGGCTTGTGGTTGCCGGCGACGACCAGCTTGAACTGGGGAACGAACTCAAAGAAGTCCTGCCGCATGAAGCGGGCGGTGATCTTGTCGCCGCCGGTGAGCGCCTTGAGCTTGCTTTCGGCCCAGCGTCGGCCCTGCTCGGTCTCGATGGCGGTGACGAGCCGCGCCCCGCGGAGTCCGGCCATGTCGGTCGGGTGCCGCTCGCCGGTCGTGGCCATGAACATGTCCATCGGCGCCGTGGTGGCGTAGTCGCCGAGGATGGTTGCGATGGTGTTGACGAAGACCGACTTGCCGTTGGCGCCGGTGCCGTAGAGGAAGAACAGAGCGTGCTCGGTGGTGACGCCGGTCAGGCAGTAGCCGACTACACGTTGGAGATAGGCCTGGAGCTCGACGTCGCCGCCGGTGATGGTGGCGAGGAACGCCAGCCACGTCGGACAATGCTCGACCGGCGTCGCCGTAGCGATCTTCGTCATGGCCAGCTTCCGGTCGTGATCCTGGAGTCTGCCCGTCCTGAGATCGACCACGCCGCCCGGCGTGTTCAGGAGCCATGGGTCACGGTCCCACCGATCCGGCTCCGCCGCGTGCGTCCGGTCGGCGCGCGCCAGTCGCTCCACGGCTGCGACCGTAGACGCGCTTGCGATCTTCTTCTTGTGAGCCGGCTGCTCGCATTCTTCGGCGGCCTCCCGACAGACGAGACGGGCGAGGTCGAAGGCGCGGAGGGTCGTCTCGCGTTCCCATCGGGCGCCGGTCCAGACCAGCCACTGGCCCCAGGCCGCGACATAGGCCCAGTCCCGGCCATGGCGACGAGTGAACTCGAGGCCGAGCGAGTCCTCGGTGAAATGGGGCGGTTCGGCATCGTCTCCACCGGCATCGCCGTTGTCCTTCTGCCGTTGTTCGGCGTCGCGCTCCCAAAGGCGGTGAGCCTCCTGTTTCAGTCGATCGACCGGCCAGGGCGGGACGATGCGGGCCTCGTTGTAGGCGACGATCTCCTCCCACGCCTGTTCACGGGTGACGTGGCCGTCGCGGTTGCGGCGTATCCAGTAGCCGATGATCCGGCTCAATGCGCCGAAGCGGGTGACGCCGTCGACGCCACCTTCTCGGACTTCACGGGCGAAAAGCTCGACGACCTTCCCAAGCTTTACCGGCGGTGGGCCGTCGATATCGGTCACGCCCTCCATGGCCGGCATCTTCGCGACGCGCTCGGCGAAGTCGGCGAGATCGTATTGATCCGCCTGTTCGGCCCGGATCGACACCAGGCGCTGGGCGCCGCCCTTCCGATAGATGGACCCGGCGATGCGGATCGGCTGGTGCGCCGAGCGGAAGGATGGGTCGCCGCCGACCTTGGCGGCAATCACGCCCCGCAGCTCGCACACTCTCGCGATGTCGGCGCCGGTCGCGGGCTTGTTCAGCTTCCAATGGAGGTGAAGGCG